TTTCAGCGACGAATTCGACAGAAAGCCGTCGCAAGAGGCGGACCAGCCACGGCGGCAGATCGAGCCCCATGCAGTGCTGCCACTGGCTAATCGTGGCCCAGGAGATGGGGACTGCGCCCATCGCGCCGGGATCGGTGGGGCCGACTTCCATGAGCCAGTCGATCACCCAAGGGGTGCGGATGGGTGGAAAGTCAGGAGTAAGATCGTCGATGGCCATTCGCTGCAGACGGGTCAGCGGTTCGGCATCGGTGTCGGGTTTGATTTGTTTGGTAGTGCGCGGCTTGGGTGCCGTGCCCAGCCACGCCAGTTGCCGGACGTAAAGGCTCAGCTCTCGGCCGAGTTCTTCGTAAAATTTGCCCAATCATTGATGTGGGCGGCAACCTGCGTCGCAATGAAGCCGATCGAGGGATCGGCATAGGCCTTGCGGAACAGTTCCTGACCTTCAAGCCCCTCAGCGGGCGGATAGGTGAAGCCATTGAAGCTGACCGTGCAGGCAGCCAGAAAATCAGCCTGTTCGGCGAGCTTCTCCTCGGCCGACTGGTCCATCTTCCCGCGCTTCTTGATCTTGTCCATCAGCTGGTTCTGCTGGCGAGCCTGGGCGCGCTGATAGACCTTGGAGCCTGGGCCGTAGACTGTGATCGAGAGGCGCTTGCCCTTTTCGTCGAACAGCGGTGCGTCGTCGCCGCCCACCAGTTCGAGGGTCGAGGTATCGGTAGCGGCGAGCGTTGTGATGTCAAACATGGGATATCTCCGTCAGGGTGTCAGGGATCAGGGCGCGAGGACTTCGACAATGCCCACACCGGCGGAATTGGTGGTGAGTTCGAGGGTCACCGTGGCAGTGGTGATCTGATCGACCGAGCCAACATTGACCTTGAAGCTCATGACCTGCGCCTGGAAGTAGTACTTGTCGCCGTTCTGGGTGGTAACGAGGAAGCTGTGATCAGCGTCTGAAAGCGATGCAGACTTGAGCAGGATCTGGCCGGCATCATCAGTGTCGAGGCCGAGTTGGATCTGCATCGTGCCCTGGTTGAAACTTCCCTTCTTCTTGACCACGCCGCGGCTACCGACGGGATTGAAGGTGACGAGGTTGAACTCGCGGCCGAACTCACCGAGATCGGAGACTTCGCCCACCACGGTCATGGTCAGCGCATTATAGCCGGTGGCATCGAAGGTCGCAGGGGTAGAGGCCGACACCTTCAAAGTGGTGCCGGCGGAAGTCCGAACGGTCATGGCAATGGGTCCTTATGAAGGTGAGGCTCAGCGCGCCTCGTTGAATGAGACGCGGAAGTCCTGCGTCTGCATGTGGATGCCGGTCTCCTCGTCGAGGAAATCAGGACCGGCGGAATCTGTGTGGACGGTCACGTCAAAGAGCCCGTCGATGGTGGGCATCTGGTCGGCCGCCGCCGGGCGGGCGGCTGCGATAATGGCTTTCACTTCAGGGTAGGTCCGGGCCAGAACGGTCACCTGCACGCGCTCGGTGACGCGGCGCTTCGCGCCCGGAGCCGGAACGTTGCGGTCGACACTGCTGACCGAGATCAGAGATATCGCCGGCAAGTCCGTGCCCTGCGCCAGCATCCCAGCGGCGATCCGCGCAACGGGGACAAGCGACGTCACCCCAGTGTCAGCCACCAGGAGCGAGCGGACCGCAATAACACCGTTCATTCGTCATCGACCTCGAGGGTCGGTGCCTTCAGGTTACCGATCTGGACGCGGTGGGCGATGTAGGAGCCCATGGCATTCACCGCTTCCTCGGCTTTCTGGTCAAGCGCAGGGCGCAGGAAGGGTTTTGCGGCGTGACCCGGGTGCATGACCGTGGGCCCGACGAAGTTCTCGCCAATTTTGAGGCTGCCGCGCTTCACCATCTTGTTGATTGTGCCGATACTGACTTTTCGGGGCCCGCGACGGGTCTCACGCACCGGCCTGTCGGCGTCTGACACCGAGATCAGGTGGGGCGCGACGCCATATTCAATGAACAGGCCAAGATAGGAGCCTTTCCCACGCAGTTTGACGTAAGACGAGAGCTTGGCGCCCTCGGTCCGGGTGCCAATCCCGATCGCGCGCTTCAATTGCCCCGTCCTCACCGGCACATTGGCCTTGGCCTGCTGCTGGATGACCTTGGCGCCGGCCCGCAATCCGCCACGGATCACGTTGCGCTCCAGGTTTTTGGGCAGTTCATCGAGCAAACGCAGCAATTCAGGGCCACCCTTGAGCCGGATCGTCATGGTGCGGCTCCTTCGCTCGAATGTTCCTCGACCATGATTTCCATGGCCTCCCTGCGCCCCAGCATGGCCGGGCCGGAAATGATCTGGTGCACGCGTGTATCGATGATGACCCGCATGTCTGCGGATAGGCCAGGCAAATATCGGATGCGGATCCGGGCGGGACGGCGACCTATCTGGATGCTGTCGGCTAGGCGCTCAGCCTTGGATGGGAGAATGTCCTTCACCTCGGCCCAAACGCAGGCGAACTCGACCCAGGTTATCTGTTCGGTGCCATATTGCGGGTCGTGCGCGACGACCTTGTGCTCAATCCGGATCCTTGTGTCGAGCTTCGAGGCTAGATCCAGCGACATTTGAGCTGACCCACCAACGTGTCGAAGGCGAGACAGGCTGCACCTTCGCGGTTTTCGAACAGGGATGCGGTTTTGACCAGGATTGCAGCGCGGGCGATCGCCAGATCAGGGTCGTTCTCATCCAATCCGGCCGACAGTGTGATCCGGATCAGGCCGTCTTCACCCAGCTCGGGCCAGGATTTCCCGGATGCCGGGCGGATGCGGGTGAACCCGTGCCGTCGGCGGACGACATAGTCCGTCTCTGGCAGGGGCACCGTTGAACCGCTGGTGGCAGTGTAGCGGATCTCGGCCACCGAGCAGGGCCGGATGGGCACGGTGATTTCGTCCAGCCAGCTTTCCAGCTGCAGTTCGATGGTCTGTTCGCATAGCTTCAGGCCGGTCTGCTGCTCGATTTCGGCTTGGGCCGCGTCCAGTTTAGCGCCAAGCAACAGGTCCTCGTCACGGCCATCAAGCCGAAGCTGCTGGCGTGCTTCCTCGAGCGTCACGGCACGGTCCTGGGGTGGCTCGATCGTGACAATTTCGGACATTATTCCGCCTTGGTGCGGTGCGTGGAGCCGGATTTGCGCGTGACCGCAGGTTCCGATTCACTCCCCGCGACCTCGACCGCGAGCCCGCGTTCGATCAGCTGTCGGCCAAAATGATCGTCGAGCTCGAAGCTCTGGCCGGCAAGGATGTTGTTGGAACTGACCGAGCTGATGTGCAGGGTATCAAGGGCTTTGAGGATCATGGGTTATCCCTTCCGTTGGATGAGAGGGGCCGGAAGGAGCCGGCCCCTGCATCATCACGCAGCCGTTGCCGCGGTGGCAGCAGCAGCGAAGTCGCCCTTCACGAAAGCCTCCGGGCGGTAGACCGCGAGCGCGAGGCGCTCTTCGGCCAGGACCGTCACCAGGTTCTTGCGGAAGTTCTGGTCGTCCTCGGTCGAGATCTCGACCATGGCGTCCATGCGGTCGAAGATCTGCGCGCCGAGCTGGAAGGCGCCGGTCAGGAACTTGCCCGTCGCCATCGACTGCGTTGCCACCACTGGCTGCCCCCACAGCGTCGGCGACAGATTGCCCTGCGGATTGCCGATGATGAACTGGCCGGTGGTGTCCTTGAGCAGTTCGATCGCAGCCCAGTCCGACGGATGCAGCACGACGCCCGTCGACATCAGCTCGGAAAGAGCCGTCTGCAGCATGGCGATGCGCAGGACATCGATGCGGGTGACAGGTGCCGGGATCGTGATCGGCGGCGCAAAGGCGGTGGCCTGGGTGTAGACGCCATGCAGATCGGTACCGGTACCCCCGCCGTTAAGCAGCTGGTTCTCTTCAACGAGCGCCAGGCCATAGGTCAGGCGGCCGTCGATGTAGGATTGCAACATCGGCACGTCGTCGAGGATCTGGCGGGTGGCCAGGACCCAGTGGGCGATCGTGGTAACGCTGCTGGTCACGACATCGAACTTGATGTCGGTCTGCGGCTTGGTGGCGCCGGCCGTTTCCGAAACGGTGGCCGCTGCATTCGTGAAGCCGGTTTCCTTCACATACTGGACGGCATTGCTGTTGGTGCGGCCTGGGGTCAGCAGGTCGCGGACCGTCAGGCGGCGCTGGCCAGGGGTGATAATCCCCGGCTGACGATCGGGTACGATGAGGTCGCCGGCCGAGCCATTGGCATCGGTCGTAAGGGCAGAGACGATCGCCTTGACCTCGACACTGGCGCGGCCGCGGGCGGTCTTGCTGTTCAGGAACGGCTTGATGGTGTCGGACGAAACGACGCGTTCACCGATGGTGCGATAGTCGGAGCGTTCGTCATCCTGCTTCTTGCGGGCGAGCTTCTGCTCGACCTCGTCGAGGCGGGCCTTGGCTTCATTCAGCGCGGTCAGCGCCTCGTCGGCCAGTTGCTTGGTCGCGGCCGAGAGCTCTTCACCCTTGGCAGCCTTGCCCAGCGCCTCTTCAGCGATGGCTTTTACTTGGTCATGGCGCGTATCGAACGCAGCCTTCACTTCTTGCGCCAACTGATCGGCGCTCTTGGTCTCGGTCATGGGATTGCTCCGTAGGAGGTGGGTTCAGCCGCGGATTTGCGCGGCAAGAGCCGACAGAAAGTCGGTGTTGGACTCACTGCCGGACTCACTCCGGAGCAGCGATTTGAGGCCTTTGCCCGCGATTGCGGTGGCCTGGCTTTTCGAGAACCCTGCCTCGCGCAGGAAATTCTCAAAATCGGAGAGCGACGGCATCGTCTGCCCGTCGGTGACTGTCTTGACCGCCGTCACCTTGGCCTCGGTATTCATGGGCATGGTGACGAGGCTGATCTCGCGAAGATCGATCTTCTTGAGGCGCAGGACGCCGGCCTTGTAGGGATCGGGTGCGGCACCGCCCTTGGGGATTGTGTAGCCGATTGAGAGGCCGCCGAGCGCGCCGTGCTTCAGCTTGCCATAGGCACGCTGGGCAACCGGATCGCCGTCGAGGATCAGCTGCCCGCGCACGAACAGGCCGCGGTCATCTTCGAAGATGTCGCGCCATACGCCGATCGGTTCGCGCTGGTCGTGCTGCCAGAGCATCGGGATCCCCCAGCCTTCGGCCCGGGCCTTGGCGACGCTCTCCCGGAAAGCGCCCGGTTCGATGAGATCGCCGCCCTGGTCAACATTGCCGAAGGTCGAGGCGTAGCCCTCGAACTGCCCGGTGTCCTGAAGATCACTGGATTTGAGGGTCAGGGTGAGATGTTTCATTTAGGGGGCTCCGATGGGGCAATCGCTTGGTCAAGCGGCAGCAATCCTGCCTGACTGATGGGCACGTTCTGCATTTGCATGCGGGGGACATCGCCGCCTTCGACCGGCGGCAGGTTTTCAAGGGCGCGGACCTCGTTGATGGTCATCACGCCATTGGTCAGCATCTGCTGGTAGAAGGAGGCGCGTGCCGCGCTGTCGCCGCGCAGCAGACCTTCGAGGTTGAACTCAATGACGAGCCCCGCCTGCCGGTCGGCGGGTGAGAGCAGCTGCTTGGCGAGTGCCTGTTCGATGCGCTTTAGGCGCCGACGCAGCGTGAACTTCTGGAACCCCAGCGTCTGTTGTTCGAGGCCGGTGCCCCAGCTGGTGGTCTTCTCGGTGTGGCCGACCATGAACGGCGGCACACCGAAGAAGCGGCAGACCTCTTCGACCGAGAAGGCCCGGCTCTGGAGCATCTGCGCGTCTTCCGGGCTGATCGAGAGCTGGACCCAGTCCATGCCCCGGTCGAGCAGCATCGGCCGCCCGGCATTGATCGCGCCGGCAAACTTCTCCTGCAGAAGCTCCTCGGCCTGTTTGCGCTGGTCGAGGGTCAGGCTGTCGGCGGTCTTCAGCAGTCCCGAAGGCCGCACCCCGTTGCGGAAGGTGTCGCCAGAAGCCCGTTCGATCGCCTGCGCCAATCCGAAGGTCTGGCGGCCAAAGCTGAGGGTCGAGAGACCGCCCAGCGGGTTACCGCCAAAGCCCCGGATGTGGAGCATGTTATCCTGAGGGGCGATGGAGCGGACGCCATTGTCGGACCACTCATATTCGAGGCTGCCGTCGCGCATACGTCGCACGGTCATGAGCTCCGGGGCGATGGGGACGCTGAGGGCTACCACCCGGCCATTGCTGCCCCGGATGATCTCGGCATAGGCATTGCCATTGAGTTCAATCGAGGCGCAGATGAACTCCCAGAAGTCGACCGCGGTCTGATCGGCATTCGGGCTGTCGTGCAGGACCCGATAGAGCGGATGGTCGGTGGCGACCGTCCTTGCGCCGCCCCGGGTCCGGTAGACCATCAGCGGCAGCGAAGCGATCGTACCGGCCAGCAGATTGACGCAGGCCCAGGCCGAAGCGAGGCCCAGCACCGAGCTGGTCGAAACTACCTCACCGGTCGTGGTCGTTCGGCCACCCACGGCCTGCACGAGCCGCGGGTCTGTCAGGCCGATGGAGCGCGCGATGTAGCCCATCGCCTTTTGAAATAGGTTCATGCGAGGCTCTTGAGCCAGTCATCGATGGTCCCGGAGCTATCGCCTGCCATCGCTGCCCCCACTGCCATGCACAGCGCGACGGCTGCGTCGATCTTGTTGATGGCCCGCTGCTTGGAGAGCCACTTGTTGTCCCAGCGGTCGGTCTCGGTGACCGCCGACATCATCGCGGAGATGAGGACCGGATTGCGCTTCAGGCGAATGCGGCCCTCAAGGATCAGTTCTTCCAGATGCCGGAGCGAGCCCGGCATCCAGAGCCCTTCGGTCATCTCGCCCGCAGGCTTGGCCCGTTTGGTGCCGCCCTGCGGGTGTTCGACAAAGGCGAGGTCGAGGCCGAGTTCGGCGACTTCCTCCTCGAAGCGCCGGAAGGCGTAACGGTCGTAGGCCACGGCCTCGACCCGGAAGTCCGAGGCCATTTCGGCGATCGCCTGCGCCACATGGCGAAAGCTGATGTTCTCGCCAGCCGGTGCATTCAGAAATCCGTCCGTGACCCAGAGGTCGTAAGGCTGCTTGTCGCGCAGCACGCGTGCGCTGAGCGTATCGCCCGGCGTCCAGACCTCGACCCATGCGTCAAAGCAGGGTTTGCCGTCCTTCTCGCCATTACGCTGGACGGCCGCCAGAGCGGTCAAATCACGGTTCTGGCTGAGGTCGAGCCCGAGCCAGACGGACTGGCCAGCCTTGGGTTCGAACTCCGCCAGCAGCGGCTCGAGCGTGGCCCGGGCCATCCAGGCGGTCTCGGCATCGGTCCACACACAGAAGTGCAGCCGTAGGATCCCGTTCAATTGCCCGGGGATGGCCTTTGCTTGCGCCACGACTTCCGAGAGATATTGCTCGGTGATCGTGACGCCCAGCAGTGGATTGGCCTTGATCCAGCAGCTGGGGTCGGTCAGCGGATCGTCGCCCTCGTCGAGCGCGCAGACGTAGCTGAAGGTCGTATCGTCGATGACCTGCCCAAGGAATGTCGGGTCGGTCAAGGCATCGGGATTGCCGGCCGCCACCCGGATCGCGTGTTCGTGTTCCTCCCATGCGACCGAATTTCGATCCGAGCCCGAGTTGGTGATCATGAACAGCAGCGGATCGCGGCGGAACTTGAAGCCGCGTTCCAGCATCTCGATGATTGAGCGATCGGGTAGCTCGTGAACCTCGTCCGCCAGCACAAAATAAGGTCGCGGTCCCGAGCCGGTCTTGCCAGTATCGCGCGAGACCGGGCGAAAGAAACTTCCGCTAGCCAAATGCGCGATGTTGAACTCGCGCCCCGGCCCACCCGAGAACT